AACGAAAGGTATTTGAATCCGTACCCAAGCCGTGGTTTTTTCCTGAACCAAACATAGGGGAGGACTTGGCCTTTTGTATTCGGGCGAAAGAACAAGGATTTAAAATATTTTGTGATACCGAACTGATATGCGGGCATTGCACTACCGAGGTTGTAACCGAAACCCATTATTTGAAGTGGAGGGAGCTACAAAGAATCGGAACTGAATAAATACATTGAAAACGGCGGCTATGAAGCCGCTTTTTCATAAACAGACATAAGCACTCGAAAGGGTGCTTTTTCTATACCCTTTTTACTTGTTTTGATGGAAAACAAGGCAATTTCATAGCCCACCACGGCTTAAAACTGAGGGAGGTAATTTCATGTCAGAAGAAATTATGAACGCTATGAGCGGAGAAGAAGTACAGCAGGATTCACCCGAAACGGCGGTTGAAACGGTTGACGCCACCGCAGGCGAACAGGCAACAGCAGAGGAAACACCACAGGAAACACCACAGGAAAAACAGGAAAGGTTGTTCCGTCAAGCCGATGTTGACCGGATTATTCAGGAGAGATTGGCAAGGGAACGACAGAAGCACGAAGCCGAGCTGAAAAACAACCCGCATTTGTCCTATCTGGAGCAAAAAGCACAAAGGCTGGGGATGACTGTTGAGCAGTTGATTGAGAATGACCGTAAATACGAGGAACAACAGAGAATCAATAGACTTGTTCAGCAGAATATTCCGGAAGAATACGCACGAAGGCTCTTAAAAGTGGATGAGCTTGAAAAATGGAAGGACATCACCGAGAAACAGCGTCAGGAGCAGGAACGCAGGCNGAAAATGTTCACAGAATTTTTTGAGGCATATCCAGAGTTCAATGACCCCAAAAAACTAGAAGAGATACCCCGTGAAGTTTGGTTAAAGGTGTATCACCCTGAAAAGAACCCGGGCGGGATATCCATGCTTGACGCTTACACCCGATACGAAAATAAGCTCCTGAAAGCTGAAAAGGAAAAGCTACAGGCCCAACGACAAACACAGCAAGCCAATACCAAGAATGCGGAGAGTTCGACAGGATCGGTTAAGACACCGGGTGCGACAGGCGGCTTCATCTCAAGAGAGCAGTTTGACGCAAACAAAGGCAACATGAATTGGGTTCAGAAGAACCTAGACCTAATTGAAGAATCACGGAAGCACTGGAAATAAGGTGCTTTTTTATTGAAAGGAAGTGACTTGACACATGGCATATGAATTTATTCCAGAGATAACACATGCTAAGCTATTGAAGGAAAGGGAAAAAGCCGCAATAGCAGTAAAACACTGTAACAGAAGTTACGAAGGAAATATTAAGTCGCAGGGCGACAGGGTGAAGATCCTGACACCTGGCGAAGTGGAGCTGTTTCCGTACACCAGAAACGAAGATATGGACCCGCCTCAGATCCTTGACGGTGCGGCACAGTACCTTGACATCACAGAATCGCAGGCTTTCCAGTATTACATTGATGATGTTGACAAGAAACAGATGGAGCTTGACAAGGAATTTGAATCGGCGGCTACAAGAAACGCAGCTTACAAAATAGCCGACTATGCAGACAGTTTTGTTTTTAAGCTGTATGACAAAGGACAGGCTATTGACACCACATTCTCCGCAGGCTCAGCAACTTTCACAAGTGCTAATGCGTGGGAGTTACTTGCTGCCGCAGACAAGGCTATGAGATTGGCAAACGTGCCGGAGGGCGAAACAAAGTACCTCGAAATATCACCTGATGTTTACGAGAAGTTTGTCCTTGCGAAGATTATCTCGGACACAGACAACAGCAAGACCATCGAGACCGGGCTTGTTAAGAAGCTGTGGGGCTTAGATATTTACGTTTCAAACAACGTGTATACAAACGCAGGCGTTTCTTACTGTCTCGTAAGAACTAAAAGGGCCATTGCCTATGCAGAACAGATCAACCAGAGCGAATCAATCAGGCATCCCAAGAGATTTGGCGACATTCACAGAGGCTTGTTCCTTTGTGGTGCAAAAGTTATTGTACCTAAGGAAATGATTTGCTTTGCCGTTAAACCGGGTGCCGAATCGTCGGGAAGCTAAGGAAGGAGAGTGATATAAATGGCTATTACTGCAACATATCTGAAAAGAGCCGAAGCTGTAGATGTGACTGCGAATAACGGTGCCGCAACGTTTTCTATTAACTTAGGAGACAAGCCGGGCAAAGATGTCATAATCATAGCGGAAAACACCAGCACCACGTCGGCCATGACCGCAACACTTGAGATTGTGGCAGGCGACTATCTGGCGAGTGCGACTGGCGATAACGCCATTACACTAGGCGCAGGAGCCGTGAAAGCGATTGCCTTGTCAGAATCGGCCAGGTACAAAAACTCTGCCGGTGAAGTCGATTGCAAGCTAAGCATAACCGCAAGCGGAGATGTCAGAGACGTTAAGATAAGCGTCATAAAACTGCCGTAAATCAGTGGGGGCTATATGCCCCCTTTCCTATTGGAGGGATAATATGAAATTCCAATACAGGCCGAACACGTCAATTATCGACTATGACAAGATGGTCAAGATATGCACTTTTGACGAGAACGGCTTTTACGAAACCGATAACCCAAAGATAATCAAATACCTGACCAAAAAGGCGAGAGCCGTTAAGGTTGTTGAACCCGTGAAAAAGCCGACCGAAGAAAAGGTTTACAAATGCAAAAAGTGTAAGTTTACAACCCCTAACATGGGCGAACTGTTGGCTCATTATCGAACAGAACACCCTAAAAAGTAGGTGATCCAATGTATACCGGTGAAGAAATATTTGAGCGTGCCATGGCAGTCATGGATGAAATCTCCCCGAACGGTACGCTTAATCCTGACGATATCGCAGAATACAAAGCCAAGGCACCGATGTTATTAGANATATGGTCAAGGCGCATGACTCGGATAGCTGGTGTGAAAAAAACCTTTGAAATATCGTGTTTCCGCAAAAAGAACTTGCTTGGGGACATGAACCAGCTAGGACAAATCATTGAAAACAACGCCGAGAAGCAAGAATACACCGCCAAGGGCGCAAATTGTTTCTATTTGGANGTAGACGGGGATTGCACTATCACCTTTAAAGAGAACGGTGGCAGTTTAAGCGGTAAATACTCTTTTAATGGCGGTGAGGAAACCGATTTTACCGACACGATAAATATTACCATCCCTAACGGAACAACCTCATTTTTGCCCCTACGAGGCATTTTAAGCCCTCAAAGTCAGACAAGCACTATAACAATGACCATTGAAGGGACAAGTTATTTCCGGCACAACAACAGGGCTTTGTCGCCTTATAAGTACAATTCAGCATTGAAGGTTCCTGATTTCAGACCGTATTATAAGGTAAAAATGCCGGACGATTTTGTGAGCCGGTCACAGGTTATAGCAGAGTACCCTACATTTGAGTATCAGGAAGGATCCCCAAGCATCAAATGGGAAGATAAAGACCTTTATGTGCGTTTTGGTTATGAGGGCTTGGTCAGAGTTGTTTATACGGCATTACCGGCTAAAATTACGTCCCTTGATCAGACTTTGGAATTTGACGAAAATACCGCCATGTCAGCGGTTCCGTATCTTGTCAAACACTTTGCCATGGCGGACATGAACGAGGAAATGGCTAGGGAGGCAAAGGAAGAATTTGCGCAGATGTACGTTGATTCACATACCAATGAACCTCTGACACCAACAGAGATTATTGATGTTTACTTCAATGGGCGGTGAGATTAAATGAAACCGGATTACAAGGTGGTAGATTCCTTTTTAGGTATAAATAAATCATCGACCGAGACATTACTTGAACTTGGTGAAGCGTCCGACATGACCAACTGGATGGTCACAGATGACAGGAAATTACAAAAGATATTCGGTTATATACATATGAACGNCAAGGTGGCAGGACAAAAGATAAANGGNATGTGGTACGGCCCCTTAAATGGCGTGAATTATCTTGTATACGCCAGAGGCGGTAAGGTTTATAAGTATGATTTTGACAACAAAGAAGAAATAGCTATTGGGACAGTGGTGGACGCATATCCAACCACTTTTTTTGTGACCAATAACACTGTCTACATTATGGACGGCACAGAGTTCTATTCATGGGATACGACAACCTTCCAACAGGTGGATGGTTATGTTCCGACCGTGCTTACTGCCGCACCTCCATTCGGCGGTGGGACAATGCTGGAGAACATGAACTATATCACAGGCAAAAAGAAAATAAACTTTTCACCCGATGGCGATGCGTTTACTTTCCAACTTCCTGAATACGACATTGATTCTATTGAGTCCGTCACGCTTGGCGGAGAAGAACAGGAAGAAGGAACAGATTATACCATAGACTTGACAAACGGCAAAGTGATTTTTNCCGAAGCACCTACAGCGGGCGAAAACAGCCTTGTCATCGAATGGAAGAAAGAGGATGAGGAACTACGTAAGCGCATCACAAATTGTCGGCGNTATGGCGGGATGTATTATGCCCGACACTGGATATTTGGAAATCCGGGCTGTAGAAATACCCGGTTCCCGTCCGGCGTGACCAAAGCCGGAGTAAGCGATCCTACATATTGGCCTATGTATACCGATTCAAACGTTGGTGAGTATGAGATCACTGACATTATCACGCAGTACGATAAACAACTTATATTCACGTCCGGCGATTCGTCCGGGGCGAGTGCATGGTATTCCACAAGCGAAACATTCACTGATCCTAATAGTGGGCTTGTAACCACAATATTCCCGACCTTCCCAATCAATGCAAAGGTTGGTAATGTAGCTCCGGGGCAGGTTCAGCTTATAACCAATAACCCGTTTACCTTGTGGAAAGGCGTGTATCAGTGGGTATCAACCTATGTCATGAACGAG